GTTCCAGCAGCAGCCTGCACGATGGCATTGCTACTACTCCATTGCGCTGTTTCCACTGCTGTATTTGGGTCTGACAATGGTCGCGGATCATGCCTCAACAGCACTTCGCCACCAACCAATACATCCAAATCAGTGGCCACGTCCCATTGGATGATGGCTGAGCTTTGGTCAATTGGCACCAGGCTCACGCCAGTTGGATTGGCAGGTGGCGCCGTGACGCCAATTACATTGACAGCCAACGAGGCGGGTGTACTGCTAACGACCTGTGTGGCACTGATTGAGCTTACTTCAATGCTATAGGTGCTTTGCGCAACATTTTCGATTTCATAGACAGGACCATAAACCCTGGCTTCGCTCCAGTTGGTGGAAGCGTTGCGCCACCGCACCCGATATTCGTTGATACCGCGCACCGGCCTCCAGGTAATCGACAATTTAGCCGCCACTCGCCTGTTCAGTTCATACAGCACTTCCGTGGCGGCAAGCGCTATTGGAGCATCAGGCGGAGTGTTCAAGACTGAAATAGGCCGACTTTCTAACGCTGTGCCACGCTCAATATAGGCATATTTGCTGGAGTTGTAGGCAACGGCACTAACGGCGAAATTCATGCCATCCTGCTCCTGCACGCCAAGCACGCGCCACTGCGTAGACACTATTCTGCTGGAATCACACAGCCAGGTAGCATTAGCCGATGGTGCCGCAGAAAATGGCGGCGTCACGGTAATAACGCGACCAACAATGTCAAGGATGGTGCGTGTCTCGACAATACCATCAGGCAGCATCACGCTGAGCTGTCCTCCAGTTACGTCTCCAATGTTGTCAACCGTGATGTCGGTGGTCGTAGCAGAGCTAATCCGCCCAGCGCGACGTTGGCCACTCTTAACCGGATCTGCAATCTCAATGATCGAGCCAGGCCGCAGTAGTACGCCATTTTCAATACCAGTGACAAATGAACATATTTCGGTTTCATACTTTTCAGAGTAAAGAAGCCACTCCCCAATTCGATGAGCCTGTGCCCTGCTGGTGCAAGCAAAAGCGCTCACTTCCCTGGTAATTACGCCATACCTGCTGATGCCGTCAATATCTTCTACGATCTCACGATCAATGTCCTTAATGTCAAGATTGAGCCAACCAACAATGGCAACAGTGGCACGAGCCTTGATGCTGCTACCTTCATAGGAGAAGCCATTTTCTGTAACGTTGGCAAGTGTAAATAATGCAACGGGATCCGCTGGACTATCTTGCATAACGCTGATGCTGCCGATACTCCAGAACGGCATGGCGCGAAACACTGAACACAGATCATTGATGAGTTTGTAGGCCTCCTCCGCTGTTTGGATATTGACATTGCAGGAGAATCGCGGTTCAACAGCAGTGGCGCTTAAGCCAGTTGGCACCAGTTCTGAGCAGTATTGCGAGGCGCGATAAAATGCCCACTTGTCAAGCGTGGCTGGCTGGATGTGATCCCCCGTTCCATAGCGAGTTGACGTGAGCAAGTCCCACAGAATCCACGCAGGGTCGCTACACCATTGCGCAGCACCAAATGTGCCATTCCATACACCGCTGTAAATCAGCCGGCCATTGGTGATGTCAACCGTAGCGTTAGACGGGATGAGAACTTTGATACCGCGAATTCTGTAGCTACGACTTGGGATAGAATTAAATTGTTCCGCATCAATACGCAGGGCAACATAAGCACTATTTGGATAGCGAAGTTTTTCATAATTTATTTCGCCATAGCTAGACAGCGAAAAGAAATTAGAAAGTCTCGTGCCGTCGTAGCTTATTGGAGTGATACGAGTGACGCGAATAGACGCTGATGGTGAAACTCCAGCAGGAGGGGCGGGCCAAGTTAAATTGATGATATAGTCACGCTGGTATAGATCGCTGGTGCGACCAGTAATGATATCTCGAATAAAGCCTGTTGCACTTGAATCTGTTGCATAGCTACCGCCATTGTATGAAACGGCAATAGTAAGCTCAATATCAGTGCCAAGAATATCACCCACATCAGTAATAAATTGCAATTGAGGCACGTCAATTGTTATACGAACTGCGTCAACTTCAGGATTGGTAATCTCTATGGTTGACTGATCTCCTGCCTCTTCTAAAGGAGCGCCAACGCTTGTTGGATTTTCGATGGGACCGAACCCTGGTACATAGCGCTGATCCTGCTCGCCAAAGCGAGTGACAACTGTTACATCACGAAAGTTGTAGTCACTGGCGGGTGGCGTGCCAGTGATACTGGCACCATTGCGAAGAATTGACGTGTCATTAAAGAAGATGTCTTTTAGGGCTGCATTATTATATTCTGCGGTGTATCGCGTTAGACCAAGCTTTGAAGGTGTAGCAAAACCTTCAATCTCCCCTTCGCTGAGTAGCTCAATAATGTTTGCGTAAGACGTAGAATCCAGATTGTCCTTTGCCGTAGATGGTCCATTACGGCTGCCACCACCCTTGCCACCACCGCCAGCACCGAAAATACTCATGCGATCACCTGCACGATGTCAATGCTAGCGCTGATAACTACGCTGCCAGTTATGATTTCTCCGTAAACAACGGGTACTGGAACGCCCGCACGACTAACATTTTGGATTCCGCTAAAGCTGAAGCTTTTGCGAGGATCCCCTTCGTCCGTAGTATTGATTTTTGGCGTAGGAGTGAGTAGCTGGGCGATGCCGGTGAGCACCAAGCCTGTACCAAGGTTAAATAATATGGCACCGGCAATATTAAAGCCAGCCGATGTTGCAGCAACTGCTGCTGTAGTGGCTGTGGCGGCCTTAGCGGCGGCAGCCGCTGCCCACCCTACACCTGGGATGAACGCCAAGGCTATCAGTGCTACGCCAAGGATAATCCGTCCAACCGTGCCAGCACCAACGATTACAGGAATAATCCGTAGCTCCCGTCCCATTGGGTTGTGCAGGTCTTCCTCGCCTAGGTCATGGGCGGCAGTTCTCACGCGGTAGTGCTGCTGCGCCATGTGCTGCTCCAGCTCAGGCCAGTTCGCCAGCAGGAATCGCACTGCTTCTGCCGCAGATGCCACGTCTGCCTCTAGCACGCGATGCCCGACAAACTTTGCGAGTTCCCCGTAAAGCCTGATCTTACGCAGCATGACGCAACCTCCTGCCCGTACATTTTAGGAGCCACCCGCCATAAAGCTCGCGGCAACTTAAGCGGTTCTGTAAATGATGCAGAATCGTCTGATCACCTAAATAAACGCCGCAGTGGTTCAGGCCCCTGCTGGCAATGCTCATAAACAGCAAATCGCCACGCTCCAGTTCTTCCTCGGGTAGCAGTTCACGAAAGCCGGTAGCCTTCCACTTGTCATCAAAATATGGTTGCGCTTGAAAGTCGGTTGGCGTACCAACCCGCTCCCAATCGCGCAACATAATACCCTGCTCAGCGTACCAGTCACGCGCTAGGCTCCAGCAATCATGCACGCCCCACACCCACGAGCGGCCAACAAGCGGCGCCTTGTAGCCTGATGGCTTACATGCGCCCCATTGCAGCATACTAGGATTGACGATATACCAAGGCAAGCCACTGGCTTCGCACGAGGCCAAGTCTGCCGCTGATGGTGCTGCTGGAGTCAATGGGTGGGAATGAAAAACGGCAACGATCTCTCCCTCATCTTCAGCCGCTGCGTAGTCATCAGGATTAAGCAGGAAAAAGTCGTCCGGTGATTCGGCCAGATTCTGGCACGGCCAATAGTGCTCGCAGCCTTTGATGATGACCACCAGCCCGCAGGCTTCCCGTGGCAGGCACTGCTGGGCATGTTCAATGGCGGCCTCTCTCCAAGTCATCATGCTGTTGCTGAGTTGATACCAGGGAAACTACCGAATGGTAGCTCTGCATTCGCTCCAAATCTCGCTTTGCAACTTGCCAGTCGTTTGCCACATACATCCAGCTCCACAAGGCTTACGGCAACATCCTCGGAGTTAAAATAGTTTGTGCCGTCGTATCCACATTCGTTTGAGCGATAACGCCATTGGCAAATGTTACTAATACATTGCCGTTTGGGAGCCCTAACTCCTGCCAGGTCCATCGCGCTGACCATCTCAAACTCAACCACATCTCGCGTTTCTGCGGTCTTACGGTCGATATAGAAAATTTCTTGTGGAAATTCAGCAGCATCATCAGCCGTAGCGTTAATAGATTCAAGAAGAATTTTGCCGCCATCTTCCATCAGGAGGTAGAAATTATCCTCTGTTAATAGAGCGCCACCGCTAGCCGGGAAGTTAATAGGGTCTAGATAGCGGGCAAGCGTGCGAATGCGTGTTAGCTTTGCGCCTTCCAGGCCATTGGGCAGCGTCAACAAGATAGCAGTAATGGTGCCGAAGACATTGCTAACGCGAATTTTAGGTCTTGGTAGTTGGCCCTGTCCGCTGTATTCAAAACCTTCGGCCTCAATAGGCATGTGCAAGTATTCGTTGTTCCTCCAGAAAATATTGCCGTAAGTCAACAGATCGTTGCTACCAGCATGGAAGCGGTAGATTTCGTTGGTGCCGTGGATGGCAGGGCTAAGACTAAGCTCAAACATCTCAATGATGGCATCCGGCGACGGCGTTTGAAGATCGCCCGCAATGATTGATACCGCCATCCAAGTGATGGTGCCATCTTGAACCTCGTTGCCAATGGTCGTCGGCCAAAACGGTTCGGCAGTACCAGACGTACCCGCAACAATGCAGCGGTAGAAGAAGCCGCCACCATTATCCGTATAGGCGCGAACAACAGCGCCAACAATGTATGCAGTACTACTATTCCATCTAACGGGAGATGCCATCGCTTAAGGCTCGAACACTTGACGAAAATTAGCGCTAATCGTTGCCCTGTTGTTATATGGAATTGTCTTTGTCCATTGCTCGCAAACCCACCTGTATGAAGTCGTTTCGCCCAATGGTATCCAGTCAAACGATGCACCATCGCTAGCGCGTGCGTCAAAGAAGGCTTCAATCGTATCAGCCTCAGTTTCTGTGATATTTGTCCAAGATAGCGACCAAACTTTAGGATTTTGATTTAAGCCAAAACGAATTCTTTGTTCATAACCGTCCCCGAACTGAATCCTACGGATTTTGGGAGTCGATTCCTTACTGGCTCCGTAATCGGGAGTAATGCTGGGGAAGGTTGCCATGTCTACAGATCAAGCGTAATGATGCCATTGGTAACATAATTGCAACTTATGACCTGCGCGTCATCCGGGCTGGTGCCGTAAGTGGCCTCCTGAATGATACCATTGAACACAATTTTCTTGGTGCTGGACAGGTACAGCTCAAACAATGCTAGGCCAGCATCCCCAGGGCTGTTGACAGCTTCGATAAAACTATTGTTCCCGCCATCGTAAATTAGATCAGCAGACCCGCTGCCAGAAATGATGCCGCCAGCAGTGCGAACGTAGGTATCGCCAGCCCTGGTGCTTTCAAGGATCTCCTTTGTGACCCTTATCGTCCACGACTTAACGGCAGTCAAGGTTGCAGCCGCACCGCCAGTGGCGTTGAATCTCACGAAGCCTTCGTAACCTTGAAAATAGCTTGAAGTCATCGCGTCAGCAAGCCTCCGGGTCTCTGTTGTTTGATGATCTCCGCCTGTACGGCGGCGCTGATCACTCGGCCCAGCGCGGCTCCCTGTTGCTGGTTACCCTCCACGCCAGTGCCCTTCGCATCCACGTTCACTGTAACGCTAATGTCGCCACCGCCAGCACCCGAAGCATCGACCCCCAGGCGGCCACCAGGCCCCTTAGAGAGGGGCATGATCGCCTCTGGGCCGGCCTCGCCCATGACCCCGGTGTTCATCACGCCGCCAGCGGCGAACTTGAACAGGGTGGGACTGCT